GAAAATCTTAGAAACAAAACTACTATTATTAAGTTAATAGCGCCGGCTAACCTGGTAAGCCAGGGGGATCACGGTTTCCTCTCTTTATTAAGGGGGGGAGAGAGCAACGGGGTTAAGGCCTCCAGTCAGTTGGCCTCCAGTAACCTCCACAGCTGTGGTGGCTTTGTTGTTCTGCTGGGCTCGGGCTCGAAAGATTGAGACCCTGGCATTGGTCTGGTTTGCCAGGATTTCTTCCGGTGTGGGCGCTCGAAGCAAGCCGCTTTTCGGATTGAGCGCGGCAGTGTGACTGACCCCGGTGAAGAAGTCGAAGGCCGCAAAACGATCCTCGACTCTGTAATTTTGAGCTTGCCAATTGGCAGGCGGGGTGTCAGAGAGAAGCATAATGTTCCATACAATCTTCGCGTAAAACATGCAGAATTGCCGGAGGGTACAATGGCCTGTGATGATGCCGGCAATTTGGCGTCTCTCAACACCGAAAGGGGTCTTGCCTCGGAGGATGACGGATGGAGACGAGCCAACGTCCGCACAGTGCCTGGCGACATCCCAGAAAGTGGGGGCGATGTCCTTGTCAGCCACTCCTACAGCCTTGATCGCGGTAGCAATGGCCGTGATCTGAGCTCGGGTGGCAACGGCATTGGACACGATCTCCACTTTGAGATTCTTGAGATCAGACTCTGAGGGTTCAGCGAATGGATCAGCTGTGTTGGTTGCTGGGGTGGGAGTGGGAGCTGGAGTAGCCATTTTCGAAAGGCTAGAGAACTTAACCCCGTTGCAAGGGTTTGATGGATGCTAAAGCTTCTAATATACTCGGATCTAACTTACAGTTAGTAATCAGGACCTGGGACCCGTCAATCAGCAAGGTGCACGGCTTAGGCTGGATGATGGTGATGATGGTGAGTGTCAGCCCAAGCAGTAACAACCCGAGTACGATGGTGTCTAGAGAGTGCATAAATGATAGCGGGGAGGATAAGCGCAAGGATGGCTGGCAATGTGGAAGGAACCTGCGACCTAAATGGTGAGTTGTAGAAAATAGTTTTAGTTCCGTCCTGGTACCTGCCTCCGTGCGGAAGGGCGTGAATATTGTCACCCACGTGTGGAAGCGTGTTCACTCTCAAGGCGTAGATGGTGAGCGTGACACCGAGGAAGACCGCCGCAATTCTGATGGCGTTTGTGTGGTCGGGCGGGTGGATGAGAGGCATCAGTGACCTGGAGCGAGGATAAGAAGCAGCGTGCGGTGTCTTGTTAGGATCACGTAACGGTGCTGAAGTGGAATGTCGCTCAGGTCTTTTGAGCTCGCGTAAACTGTTACTGAGTCGAAGGTTTTTCCAACAGCTTGCGCGGGGTGGAGATGCTCAACTTTGTGCCACTGTAGTAGCCTGCAAGCCACTGGGGAGCCACAAATGATTTGGCCTACTGGATCTCGCGTGAAAGGGTCTCCTTTTTCGAGAATATCATCAAAGGTGGCCTCGATGTGGATGCCGGTGACAGCTTGCACAAAGGCAGCGGTCTGGCGTCCAAATCTGAGTGTCCTGTTCAGGGAGTAGTGGGCTAGCGTGTGGGTAGCTCCGATTTGCAGGGGGTCACCGATAATGATGTCGGCGTCTGGTATTTCTGGGCACAATTGATACTCGTCCACGATGTTGTATCTGACTCCCGGAGTGTATTTGACGATTTGGGCTCCTGAGGTCAGGCAGAGTGTGTCTGAGTTCGTGGCGACTGTGACGGGATAGTCTTGTATGATTTTAATCAGGGCTGTGGTTTTCCCTGCTCCAGCGACAGCGTGGAAGACTATCGGGCGTGTCTTGTGGTTGAGGGGTGTTGGGGTCCTAATGAAACCTAAGGAAACTAGGAAATTCTCTATGTTAGTGGTGTAGTCCGCCATTCGAAGTTAGTGAAACTTAAACCCTATGAAAGGTGCTTCATAAGGCTGTCTCCGGTGTCCTCGTCGTCTGAGTCGCTGTCGCCAGCAAGTTTTTGGGCGACGAGTTCGCCAAAGTTCTGGTGGGCGGACTTAACGAGGAACCTCACCGAATTTCGGTGGTGTGTTTGCTCCTCGGGTGTGAAGATGTCGTAGATCCGGTCACCCTGCACGAACGTTGGGAAGATATCTTGTGCGTATGAAGCGGCAACGTTCTTGAGGTTTCCGGTTCTGTTGGCGAGTTCAAGTGAGGCTGCAAGCTTTCTGGCCTCCTTGAGCAGTCCTAATGGAGTAATTAGGGAACCGCAGAAGGAGGCGTAATCACCTGGGCCTTGCTTGAAGGTGAGTGGTTTGGATGTTAGGGAAAGCCTGTCTTTAATTTTTGCGAAGGATGACTTTTCTTCGACAGGCGCGTCTTGTGCCATGTCATCTCCCGCGAAGAGGTAGGCGGTGTCAGGGGGCATGTTGAAGCGGGCGAAGTGGTACGCAATGTTGCACTCCGTGTTCGCATCGAAAGTAGGGCCCTCGCCCGTCAGCCTCATAATGGCCAATGTCCCCAGGAAGATCTTAGCGTTCAATTTGATTGCAATATAGGCGTCGATGATCTCCTCGGGGATGCAATGATACTTGGCTTTGATGACCTCAAATTGGAGCATGGCTCCATCTTGAGATTGATCAAAGGCCGAGTAGTCGTTAGCGTATGCTGGCCTTTTGAAGTTCCACTCCTGTTTTAGAAATTTCGAGATGTCTTCAGGAGTGGTCTCGCAGTTGATCATGATCTTTCGCGGCTGGTATCTTTGGCGCATGCGCCTCATGTACCTGGCCATAGTGCCAAAGATCATGACCGTTTGCTGCATGAAACTTGCTATTGTTTGTCCAGCTTTAACTTGTAGCAAGCCGATGCAGTCATTCTTCTTTACCCACTGAGACTTCAAGAAGAGTTGAATAGCGTGGGGGTGGAAGTCAGGGGATTGGCGCAGTTCCCCGTTCATTAGTTGAGATATAGGCTTTTTCAAATAGGTGTTTTGAACCTCAGACTTACAGTTTTCATAGAGTTGTAAGTCGAATGGAATGGGCTGATTGGGGAGGTTCATGGCTTCCTTGTAGTTGAGGAAGAGTATGTCACCTATATCCTTTTTGAAGACAAATTCTTTTAGATTGGCCTCCTCCGTCGCTAGTTTTATTCTTTTGTCAATCGTGGCCCAGTAAAGCGTTTGGTCTTTGGCCTGCTGATGTTGGAAGAGCTGGACAATTGTGTCTTCCGTTTGGATAGCGTTGGAGTGCCCGTGAGCAGGTGTGTGCAACTCACGTGAAAATTTATCTTGGAGCTCTGAAATTTCTTTTTCAAAGATGACTTTTTCGTTCTCCACGGGGAAGTGAGTTTTGATAATTGGCTCCCTAGGTTGTGGATCCTCACATTTTTCCGTGGGGAGTTTGGGCTCCCTGACTGCTTGGAGGAACGTTTTGAGGTATGGCGTGCAGTCCATTTTCCGCCAGAAATCGGTTGAGTTGGAACCAGTGTTGATGAAAGTGATTTCGTCGACGGCCCGGGAGAGGGCAGTGTAGATCACCTCGTTAGAACAAAGTGGCGTGTTCTGGTCCAACATAATTTGAATTGATGGGGTAGTGAGACCTTGGCAGCCCGCATATGTGTAGGCTTTCCTCCCCAGCTCATGGAGCGCTTCAGATTTGAGTTGTGACGGCACTAAGATTGGGCCGTCAGAAACTTGCGATGAAAGCGCTAATTTGAGGGGGAGGAAGTTCTCAGAGTAGACTCCCAAGGGGTTTGCGAGTTCAGAACAGTTGCGATGGGTGGCGTTGATGTAATATTTGGCATACTGTCCGAAGATAGTGTGAGCAGGCTCAAGGTGCGAGATTTGAGCTTGCGAGTTCTGCTCGTGGTGGGAGCTCTGTTTTGGATCTCCCGTGAGTATGAGGAGGTCTACATTTGGGTGTTGCATGATGTAGGCCTCGATGTAACCGGCTGGCAACTTGGTATAATCGTCCATAATCACGATGGATGCACTACCTTGGACCATGGCTTTTTCGAAAGTTTTGAAGACTTCCAAGGGGAGTTGTGGCACCTTCTTCAGCCAGTCATTTCTCAGTTCAAGCGTGGGCGTGACAACGCAAAAGCGTCTTTCTCGTCGGTCCACGGTTTTAAGGAAGTTTTGGATTAGGCGAGATTTGCCTGAGCCACCTGCGCCGTGGATGACCACGCATGGGAAATTCTTCGTGTCAGCAAAATCACACTTGGAGGCAAAAGCCTGCTTCCAGTCGATTGGCTGTTTCGGAAGGAGCATCCCCGTGCGTGAGTTCTTGACGTCTGACGCGAATGCGGCAGCTCTGCGAGACTCTATCTTCGCATGTGTAGCGGGCCTTCCCATCTTCTCCAGTGCAGCTGCAAGTCTGGTTGGAACCGTTATCGGCCACGGGCATTGGTTGACAGCCTTGATGTCCTGGATAGGATAGATCAGGTTATACCGCTGATCATGCTGGATGTAGTCCCCTGAGAAGCCGCAAGCGTTTAAAATGCTGGCCCAGGGTGACCAGGGTGAGTCAACGCAACCACTTCTCTCCATCTTTTCGCAGGCACCGAGGATCGCATCGTTGATATCCGTGAAGACATTGGGATCACTTGCTGCCTTGCGCATTGCGTGGAGGAAGTAGGCGTTTCTCACGGTTCTTTCTTTGGATGTTCCGGGATGTGCTGGGGCGTTTTGTGATGTGCTTGCCTCACATGAAGAGTTGACTCTCTCGTGGTCATCGGCGATGTTGGACGGCTCTTCCTCACCCCCAGCAAAGGGAGAGCTCGTGTCATCTGTGGGCCCTTTTTCAGCGGCCGGCATAGGGGCCTCGGGCTGCGTTTTGGCCTCTTCACTGTTCCCTTTTTGACCGTCGTCGTTGGGGCTGGGAAGTGGCAAAGGAATGTGCAGCTCCGTGGTCATGCGTGTGACCAAGTCGTCTATGTCGGCCTCAGTGTCCTCAATGGCCCACGTGGAATGGAATTGAGAGTTAAGCTTGTGATATTTTTCTTTCCTGGCTTCAACTCTCACAGTGTAATCGTTATACTCCCTGTCGATGACTAGCAGGGAGTAGGAGAAAGGCTTCCACTCAAGAGACTGCAGCAGTTGCTCAAATTCCAACTTGCCGAAGAGTGTGCGCCAAAGCTTCAGGAAGGCGTTCTTTATGGGAACAGTGCACTTCCTGAAGAAGCCCATCTTCAGCAGGTTGTCGTAACAATTTTCCGCTGACAGCTCCCCGACGAAGAGAAAGTAGTTTGCGATATGTACAAGCTCGTCGGGGGCATATCGACTCAAATCTTCGGTCTTGATCAATTGCCGAAGTTTTGCGAAGATGTCTCTTTGCGTTGCTGTTTTGATTGATTTTACGTACAACAGCAACTGGTTGGCCAGTGTGAATCTGATGGGACGGGAGGCGTTGGCCAACTTCGGGTGGAAGATTTGTGGGAGGGTCACGTATTCGTCCAGGGAGAAAGTCCGGACGCGTGGTGTGACCCAGTCGCCTCTGCGGAAGAGGAAGAGGTGGTTGGCGCCTAGGCTTTCTAAGAGCTGGACAGTGATGACTTTTTGATCGGTAAGTCCCTTGTTGTAAAAGATCTTACCAATCTTGAGCCACTCTAGAGTTTCGAGCTCATGATGGTAGGCGCCGCCGGCATGTTTCCCGGGGATGTATTGGAACCCACCAAAGTTGTAGTTAATATTGTACAAGTTTGGGTGGGCAGAAGGGTGCTTGTGAAGTGCCTCGGGGGGGAGCACTAGTGTGGCGTAGACCTGTTGAATGGATGGGTTGCCGGCGAACAGGCCTAGAACAAAGGAGGGTTTCATGAAGTGCAGGGCATCTGAAATGTAGACGGTTGCGTCAGTGATACCATTGATGCTTGAACAAATAGTTTCCTCCTCGTATCGAGCGAAGTCTTTTGGTTCGAAGGGAACATTCCTAAAGGTGTCTAAAGGGTTGTTTCTTCGAAGTAAATTTAATTTCGCTTTTTTCAACCACAGGAATGTGCAACTGTCCCGTGGTAGGTGGTGGCCGACTATCTCTAGCATTCGGTTCTCCACTGCTTTGGCGGCCGCGTGTGTGTGTAGCTTGATGGAGAACGGATTCGTGCCTATGCCCAATTGTTCGAGATCATCCGCGCCCGAGGTACTTTGGGCGTAGGGGTTGAGCGAGTTTATGGCACGTAGTTCCGGTTTCACGTCGCTGTAAGCCTGCTCTTGTAGAGCTGACTTAATCGACGTGTCGGTAAACCTATCTAAAGCAGCCCGAATGTTGGCCATCTCTACAACTAAGGCTATGTGGAGCTGTACGTTGGTTGAGGTAGGCTTGGTTTGGGTTTGCTTTGTTTGGTTTTCC